GTACAGAGCAGTCGCAAACGTTAATATTCTTGAAGGTATTCGCTTCTACGTTAGTTTTGCTTGTAGTTTCGCCTTTGGTGAACTTAAGCTTATGGAAGGATCCGCTAAAATCATTAGTCTCATTGCAAGAGACGAAAACCAACATCTAGCCATTACTCAGAATATTCTGAATAAGTGGAGAGATGGTGATGATCCAGAAATGAAACAGATTATGAAAGAGGAAGAAGAATGGACGTATAAAATGTTTGATCGTGCCGTAAACGAAGAAAAGAAATGGGCAGATTATCTGTTCAAAGATGGAAGCATGATTGGACTAAATGACAAACTTCTTCAACAATATGTTGAATGGATTGCAAATCGTAGGATTAAGGCAATCGGTCTTAAACCACAATATGATATTGCAGCAAATAATAATCCTCTTCCTTGGACTCAACATTGGATTTCTTCTAAAGGTCTTCAGGTTGCTCCACAAGAAACGGAAATCGAAAGTTATGTAATCGGCGGAATCAAACAGGATGTTACCAAAAATACTTTCGCAGGATTCCAATTATGACGAATGGTGCGAGCAGGAAATCCTGAACGCATATAAAGAAGCAGCGGAATGTGATGAATATTTGTTTGGAGATTATGATTATTGTAAAGAGTGGATTGATATAATTGCTTAAAATATTATAGATATGGGAGAGTAATCTCCCATTTTTTTATGCCTAAAAATCAACTCAATAAAGACGAACTTAGAGTTCGGGTATTAAAACTAAAAGACAAACTTTATAAAGACCATATTCGTCCAGAAATGGATATGAAAGGACTTGCTCATAAATATCTGAACGAAGTTCTTGATATAATTGATGAGTACAGATATTGACTATGAAAATCCGTGGATTTATAATGGAAATCCTTTTACTAGTGCTGATATAGGAGACTACTTTGGTTTTGTTTATTTAATAGAAAATAAACAAAACGGTAGAAAATACATAGGAAGAAAGTACCTCTGGCAGTTTAGAACACCAAAAGGTAAAAAACGCAAAGTAAAATCAGAATCAAATTGGAAGGAATACTATGGGTCTTGTCCGGAACTTAAAGAAGACATTGACAAATTGGGCAGAGAAAATTTTAGTCGAACTATCTTATCATTACATAAAACAAAGGGCAAAACAAACTTTGAGGAGACCAGACGACTCTTCATCAATAATGTCCTCACCGAATCCCTTGACTGCGGAGAACCAGCGTTCTACAATAGCAACATCCTCAATAGGTACTTCCGAAAAGATTATTATGGAAACAACGACTGAAGATATTGTGGCGCACGTAAGAACTTGGTCTCTTGATCGTGCAGCAGATATGAATATCAATAAAGAGGATGCTCGTGCTATTCTTGCGGAGTTTTATGAATGGATTGAACCTGAAGGAGATGAACTTGAGATTGTTTCCCTGGAACCTGAATCTTGACAAATCCTAAATATTAACTTATTATGTAAAATCCCTATTATGAGTAGGGTTTTTTGTTATGAGATTTTGAGTGCGATTTAGAGCCGTGGGTGCTGCCCCTGAGAAGGGGAACTTCTCCTTTACCTATACGGATGTAGAGTTCTATTAAAATTAATGCTTTTTAAAACACTTTCAATTCTTGCTATTGCTACTGTAGGATTGGCACCCCTTCAAGCAAAAGCAGCGAGCGGATGTTCCCTCGCATCACATTATGGAATCGGTGATGGATATCACGGGCAGACAACTGCCAATGGCGAACGGTATAATGCTTACGGAAAATCAGTAGCACATCGTTGGCTTCCATTTGGAACAAAACTAAGAGTTACAAATCAATCTAATGGAAGATCGGTAATTGTGCGTGTAAATGATCGCGGTCCTTATATCGCGGGTAGAGACCTTGACCTGTCTTATGGTGCGTTCTCTACTATTGCTTCACCAAGTCAAGGTGTTGCTACAATTTGCTACTCGCGGGCATAAGTGACTAAAAACTAAATAATAAATAGAGGAGAGCGGTTGCTACTCCTCTTTTTTTATGTTTAATTTTAACTTCGGTAAAAAGAAACCAGATAAGAAGCAGATAATCCTTATAAGCGTCATACTCAGTGGTATCGTAGCGACCCTCTCCCAATGCTCAGGAGTTCCTTCAGAGCGTCTCTGGGACCTTCTAGACGAGGTTCAGAGGACCCTGTTCCCTCAGACCATAATCAACGATGTGCTTCTTCAAGACCCTTCTGTTGTAAAGAGAAGAGTTGAAAGAGATGTAGATAAAGCAATCAGAGAATATGAACGCTTGACAAGAGACTCAGAACCACCTAGAGTACCTTTGCCCAGGTTGATAGAGAAAGATCTAGATACTTCTAAGTGTTATACTAAAGAATGTAAGTCTTTAGGTGGAGAAATGAGACTTTGTGCTCCTTGGAAAGAAGACTGTATCTAAAATGTATAAATAACTCATCCTTATTTTTATTAAAGGTTATTATGTCTGTATCACAAGATCTCTTAAATGCTGTTGAACTGTGGAAAGTAGAAGATGAGAAATTTTCTAAAGGAAACAATTCTGCAGGAACTCGTGCTCGTAAAGCACTTCAAGAAATTGCTAAATTAGTTAAATCCCGTAGGGCAGAAATTACAGAGGAAAAAAATTCCCGTAAAGAAGCAAAGGGTTGAAAATTAATAAGCAAACTCTTATAAATAAAAACACTTAGGTCGAAAACAATGTCTTTTCCATTACCCATTAAACAGATTAGTATTCTTGATTGCCAATATTGGCATATTGAGGGTACTCCCCTGTTTGCGGATATGGAAAGACATATGTAAGATGTAATCCATAAAGCAAAATACAGGGGAGAGAAACCAAAAGTTTCCTCCCTTTTTTTATGCTTTGTGCCACTTGTTCAACTGGTCGTATCATTTGCCATTGGGGTCCAAACCCTGGTATATTACTTGAGTTGGTGGGGGAACGAGACCCCAAGTGCCTAGGACCACTTCTGGAACTGGCACAAACCACTTGATTCCCAACGGGTTCTGTGGTATTCTTAAGGAGTGGTTGAGAGACCACCAGCACCTTGACAACTGAATAATTACCACATTATTGGGACATTAACTCAGCGGTAGAGTATTCGGCTTTTAACCGATTAGTCCTCGGTTCGAATCCGAGATGTCCCATTGACCGCTACAGTTCGGTCATTAAACATAAACTGTTCGGGTAGGTGTCCGAGTGGTTAATGGAGGAGGTCTGTAAAACCTCTGGCTCTGCCTACGGGGGTTCAAATCCCTCCCTGCCCACCTTGACCCATTAGTGTAGCGGTCAATCACGCCACCCTGTCACGGTGGAGAACACGGGTTCAAATCCCGTATGGGTCGTTGCTACGCTGCCTGTGGAGTATTCCTCCTTGGTGGTTGTAGCATCATGGTCCTATCGTCTAGTGGTGAGGACATCACTCTTTCACAGTGAAGACACGGGTTCAAATCCCGTTAGGACTACCACGGAATGTAGCGCAGTTTGGTAGCGCATCTGTTTTGGGAACAGAGGGTCGCAGGTTCGAATCCTGTCATTCCGACCAGGAAACATAGCTTAGTTGGTAAAGCATTCGACTGATAATCGAAAGAGCACTGGTTCGAGTCCAGTTGTTTCCATTGTTGCCTTAAGGCAACATTAAGGAAGTGTGGCAGAGAGGTCTAATGCAGTGGATTGCTAATCCGCCGATGTTCTTTAAGGGCATCCGTTGGTTCGAATCCAACCACTTCCGTTGGCAGTGTAGTTCAGTGGTAGAACAAGAGATTCATACCCTCTATGTCGGTAGTTCAATTCTACCCACTGCCTTGTGTCGTTAGCCTAGTGGTTAAGGCATCTGTTTGTGGAACAGAGGAGATGAGTTCAATTCTCATACGACACCCCGCCCTTATAGCTCAGTGGTAGAGCAACTCACTAGTAATGAGTAGGTCGTTGGTTCAAATCCGACTGAGGGCTCTCAACTATCTGGAATTTCCAGATAGTTCAAATGTCTAGGTGGCAGAGTGGTCGAATGCGAGAGTCTGCAAAACTCTTATCACCGTGGGTTCGAATCCCACCCTAGACTCCTACTCCAGAATCGACTAACTGGCAGGTCAGCACCCTTTGAAGGTGTACGTCTAGGTTCGAATCCTAGTTCTGGAATTGCTCCAATAGGAGCAACAATCTGTCCAACACTGGGGTTCGACTCCCCACATCTCCATTCTCGGGGATGAACTGGTATTCGACTGGGCAGAGGGTTCCGAGAATAAATCTCAACAACATCGTATCTTTCCGCAGAACTGCTGTTGCCGTTTGAGCAACAGCACTTTGAGCGAACTGGGGAGTAATCCCCTTTCTTGTCCTTTTAGCTCAGTGGAACAGAGCAGTAGGCTACGAACCTATGTGTCGGGAGTTCGAATCTCTCAAAGGACGTTGCCAGTTTAAGGACTGGCACAAGGCACTTGACTTTCTCGGTCAGATGCCTTATGATGATTGAGTCAAGGGTTAAGGGACTGTCGCCTATTGGTTAAGGCCCACTGCTTATAACGGTGTGAACAGAGTTCAATTCTCTGCAGTCCTACCTTGCTCCTTTAGCAATCTGGTGAATGCAGCGAACTCATAATTCGCCTGAGGCGTGTTCGATCCACGCAAGGAGCACTTGGTAATCAAAGATTACCTTATGGGAGTATGGTGGAATCGGTAGACACATCAGACTTAAAATCTGCTGGGAGCAATCCCGTGGGAGTTCAAGTCTCCCTACTCCTACTTGCCGAAGTAATCCAACTGGTAGAGGTGCCTGACTCAAAATCAGGATGTTGTGGGTTCGAATCCCACCTTCGGTATTGGTTATAACCAATTTTATTGGGATGGTGTAATTGGTAGCACGAGAGTCTCCAAAACTTTTAGTTAGGGTTCAAGTCCCTATCCCAATGCTTGACAAATTCTTCTGAGTTTGTTACTATATAAAAGGATAGAGGTTAAGTCACTGTTACATCCTTATGAGGTGTATCACACTTAATCCATCATCGTGGGGAAGTGTAACGGTTGCACAGAAGTCTCATAAGCTTCAGGTAGGTGGTTCAACTCCACCCCCCGCCTCCAATTGCTTCAGTGGTGGAACGGTAGACACAGCGGACTTAGAATCCGCCGCCTTAAAAAGCGTGGAAGTTCAAATCTTCTCTGGAGCACTTGACAATCAAACTTAAATAGTTTATGATTGTCTTATAAGCGGAGTTAGTTCAGCGGTAGAACGCTATCCTTCCAAGTTAGATGTCGTCGGTTCGATTCCGATACTCCGCTCTGAACCTTAAGGTTCTTATTCCCTCTTGGCGCAGCGGTAGCGCAAACGACTGTTAATCGTAGGGTCCCTGGTTCGAATCCAGGAGGGGGAGTAGGAAGGTCTGGAAATGTCTGGATCTTCCTCTAAATCCTAAGTTTTCTTAGGTCGGGGACTTGATCACCCCCGCTCGTTGCGGAGAGTGTCTTCCGCGAGTAGTGGGCACTCACTACTCATCAAGGGCGATTAACTCAGCGGTAGAGTGGCTGCCTTACAAGCAGTAAGTCATTGGTTCGAATCCGATATTGCCCATAATAAATAAATTATATTGATGAGAATGAATAGGGTTTAAAATAATGTTGTCAATAAGATGCAAAGATTGTAATAAAGAATTAATAGGGCACCCATCAAAAACAGTAACGTGTGGTTGTCCCAATATGGCAACAATTCGTGGAGACAAGATTTCAGCACTTGACTTATCTCGAATTGTTATGCTAAACTCTTTAAAAGAAAATCAAAATAAAAGTGTGCTTACTTCTCAAGATATTGCTTGGCAAGAAGCACGTCGTCAACGTAAAGTAAGACGACTTGATTTTGAAGTCCGCTAAGGACTTAATTTGGAAAGGTGTCCGAGTGGTTTAAGGAACTTGTCTTGAAAACAAGCGTGTTAGTAGCACCGTGGGTTCGAATCCCACCCTTTCCGTTACATGGAATACAAATTTAATACTTTCTTTCGGTTTCTGTATAGTAGTGTTACAAAACACTGACATTTAGATGACGTTTAAAATTCTATGATTAGTATATAGTAGTACTATGAATAGAAAAAAAATGGATCAGCACACCTATAATAATTGGGTGAAGATCAAGGAGACTTTTGAGACTTCTGGTAATACTGATAATATGTTCTATAAGAGAGCAGTTGAAATTGTTAAAACAAGAAGAGATCCTCTTGCAAAGTTTCTTGGCGATGAAAAATGATGGATTCTTATGATGAATTTGTGAGTCGTACAGAAGTGCAGGAGATGATCGATGCAGCAATACGACGACACAACCGTAATGCTTCTATCATTAGTATGTGCGTCGGTTGGGTGGTTCTTGCTTTATTTGCTGAAGGACTTTTGAGATTAGTTGGAGTTATTCCTCCACTATTTTCTTGGATGAAAATCACATTAAATTGAAAAAATGTCTAAAACAATATATAACGCCATAATTACTTTTAGTATTATTGGTTTTTTTATTTTCTGGGGACTTACTCACTCTTATTATAAATAAACAAAATAAATTAATTGAAATATTATGGCAACAAGAACTATAACTTTATCTGTGTCTTCTCCCGCTGAAGGATTTGCTTGGAGTGTAAATTTTTCTGCTGATGATGCAACACCAATAAAGAGTTTTAGGGGATTTGCAATTAATTGTCCCACCAATACTTCAGGTAATTTTACTGTTACAACTGGTGGTCTTACTACTAATGTTATTAATGGATTTTCTAGTGATTCATCAAATCCTAACGCAGATAGTTATGTAACTTGGAGGTCTAATTCAGCAACTCCTGGTCAATATCCTTCATCTGGAAGAAGTTTAGATATATGGAGTCATCAATTTTATCTTGATGTAATTTCTAGTAGTAAAACATGGTCGCAAATGAGTGCTACTTATACTTTAAACCCAAGAAAATGGAGTTTAATATATGAGTATTCTTCAGGGACTGCTTTTGTTTGGTCTAAAGGTGGAACATTGACAGTTTCTGTTGTATGATAAAAATTATAGAATATCTTTTAACCCATCAATGGTCATTGTTTATTATTGGTTGTCTCTTGACACTCGGACCTGCAATGGGTATAATGATTGTGCATCAAAATAAAAACATCGGGCATTAGCGCAGTTTGGTAGCGCGTTCCGTTTGGGGCGGAAAGGTCAAAGGTTCAAATCCTTTATGCCCGACTCATAAAATCTTACTTTATGAAAATGTATCCAGAACTTTCAGATCTCCAAAAATTTACAGTCGAAGAATTTCAATCGAATTTTGATACTCTGATGGATAGAGTAGAAAATGGTGAATCATTTATTATTGCTGATGGTGCAAAAAATGCAGTGATAGTTCCATATAACGAAACTATCAAGTATACAATAGAATCAACATTGGGTGATGAATTGGTGCATATATACACTGACCACGAAGAAGGTTCTTGAACTGTCCATCTTGACTTCTCACATCCAATCCCTTATAATACTAAGGTCAACACATAAAACAATGACTCTCGCAGCAAAATTCAAGAAAGACGTTCAAACCCTTCGTGGTGCAGCAAATGGTGACTTTTATCTTGATGTAAAGAATCCAAAACTTTATAAAAAGGTTCGTCGTTACTACGAAAGTGAAGGTGTAGTATTTTCTGGCGATCCTTTGGACGACTATGAAATGCTTATGGAATATGTATACCAAGACCTTGAATCAGTTGAAGTTGCATGAGTAAATAGTCACGGATGGACTTTAACAGCACTAATTACGAGAATCCAATTATGCATAAATCGGATCTTCTTCGTTGGATTGGAAATATTCTCCTCATGATTGGTTATCAAACTATGTTATGGGGAGATTTTAAATATGGTTTGATGATAAAAGTTATTGGAGGATTACTCACTGTTCCTTTTGCTATCAAACTTAAACTTTGGGATGTATTATTTTTATGTGCTTTCTTTGGTACTTCTGAAATATCAAAGTTAATTCAACTTTATACAAGTCCTGGAATGACTTAAAACTTATACTGGTGGAGTCAAATGACCCGTATTAAATGTATCAACTAGTGTGGATAGGTAAACCTCACCTAGTTTCTTATTTTTGGATAAAAAAATAAGTGGTGAGACTGAGTTATTGGGGTGGGTTGTATAAATCCATCTTTTTTAGTATAATATATAATAAGAGTTTAACGTAATCTATGATTGAATATAAGAAAACGGCACTTGTACTTGGTGCCGGTGGTTTCATTGGAAGTCATATGGTAAAGAGACTTCGTTCTGAAGGATATTGGGTGCGTGGAGTTGATCTTAAGTATCCAGAGTTCTCTGAAACTGAATCCCATGAGTTCATTCAGGGAGACCTGAGGAATCCAACTTTTGTTGAGAGGGTTCTTCAATATAAAGGTCCTTATAGAAATTTCTATAACTTTGTCCCTTCAAAGTATATTGATACCTTTGATGAGATTTATCAGTTTGCTGCTGATATGGGTGGTGCAGGATTTGTTTTTAGTGGTGAGAATGATGCAGATATTATGCATAATTCCTCTACTATCAATCTGAATGTTCTTGAAGCACAAAGGCAATTGAATGATTTTAAAGGAGTCAACAAAACAAAAATCTTTTATTCTAGCTCTGCCTGCATGTATCCAGAGCATAATCAACTAGATCCCGATAATCCTGATTGCCGTGAAGAATCAGCATACCCAGCTAACCCAGATTCTGAATATGGTTGGGAGAAACTGTTCTCAGAGCGGTTGTTTTTCGCTTATCATCGTAATTATGGGATCCCTGTTCGGGTTGCT